CGTCGCGGGTGCCGCCAGCCTTCTCCCCGTAGGCGTCCGCGATGTTGTCGCTGATCTTGTCGAGGAGTGCGGCCATGTCGGCCATGTCCTGCGCGTTGCCCATGCACAGGCCGCTGGCGTCGTGGACCATCAGCATCGCCTGGGGCTGCATCACCACGCGGTCACCGGCCATGGCGATCACGCTGGCGATGCTCGCCGCGATGCCGTCGACCTGGATCGTGACGTTGGCAGGGTGCGCGCGGAGAGCGTTGGCCAGGGCCACGCCCTCGAACACCGACCCGCCCGGACTGGAGACGCGGACTCGGAGGCGCGGCGCGCTAATGGCCTTCAGCTCGGCGATGAAGTCCTCGGCGAGGGTGCCCCATCCGCCGATCTCGTCGTAGAGGAACAGCTCCGGCTCGTCGCTGGCGAGGTTCCTGAACTGGTACCAGGGCTGGTCGCCCCGGGCCTGTGCGCGCAGGCCGGGGATCCGGTCTGGCAGGTCGATGAACGGCATCAGGATCCCTCTCCCTTGCGCCCGCGCTTGACCACGCGGCAGCGGCACGCGTTGCCGTAGGCGACGCCTTCGCAGCGCACGTAGCCCTCGCCTTCGGGGTAGTCCCGGTAGGCCTGCTCACGGTTCTTGTAGGTGCGGCCTGCCTGCTCGCGGCAGTTGTGGCAGGTGTCGCCGTCGTCGGTGATCTTCACGACCCAGCGCTGCGCGTTCTCCACCTCAGTGCCGAGCAGGCCGGCCACCGCGTCGTCCCACGATGCCGTCGGCGCCGGCGTAGCAGCCGGGCCCGCGTAGGGGATCTCGGGCAGGCCGACCGCAGAGAGGATTCCGGCCGGATCCCACCCGGCCGTGCGCAGCTTGGCCGCGGCGTCTGCGCGGGCGGTGAGCTGCATGGCCTCGCTCTCGACGTCGTCGGGGATCGGGTTGACGAAGTCGAACTCCAGCCCCGTGGCCGTGTTGCCGTAGAGGGGGAGGAACCGATGGTTGAGGGCGTCGCGGACGGCTTCGAGGTCGGGGACGACGAGCCAGCGGGCGAACATGACCGCGCCAGCGTCGGCGTTGGAGCGGTTGACGTCGTCGACCGCGCCGGTCATGGGCTTCGGGAACCCAAAGGCTTCGCGGATGATCTCGCGTCCGACTTCGCGGAGTTCGACGAACTGCATGTCCCGCTGGGTGAACTTGCGGTCGACCCACTTGCCGTGCTCCAGGATGGCCACACGGTGGGCGTTGGCGATCCCCTTGTGCTGTTCGTTCCACCGGTCCCGGAGCTGATCAAACGCGCGGTCGTCCAGCTCGTCGGGGACTTCGATGATCCCGCCGGGCTCCGCCGAGTTCAGGAAGAAGTTGCGGTTCCACTCGGCGGAGTAGCGGACGGCGTCGAGGTCGGTGAGGAGCGCCTGCACGGGGCCGATACCGCGGTACGGGTCGGTGGGGTGCGGGGTCCGAATGAGGATCACGTCCTCCTTGCGGAGCGCAATCTCCTGCCCGTCCGGGCCCGTGTACATGTAGCCCGACAGGAACGTCTGCGGGTCCGGCACGGGCCGCATCCGGTCCGGGCGCACCGGCCACAGCTCCAGCGGCAGGTTGACCGCCTCGTGCCGGGCGACCACCCACCACTGCTCGCCGGTCAACTGCTTGTGCTGCGCCCCGGCCTCGACGAACTCGGACTGCGTGTAGAAGGCGTTGGGCCGGTTCCACAGGTCCAGGGCTGCATGGCTCGTGACCTCGGTGCGGTCTTCCTTCTTCCCGGACTTGGCCTTCCGGTAGAGCTTCCACTCGACGCCGGCCTCGGCTTTGGCGGTGCGGTTGACGATGGCGAAGAGGGTGGAGACGGAGCCCATCGCGTCGAGTTGGGCGGTGGCCCCGCGCTGGCTGCCGAAGAGTCCGCGGCCGTAGGAGGCGGCGCGGGAGGCGAAGGGGACGGGAGTGTTGGTGGCGGTGCCGGCGCGGTTGAGGAGCGCGCCGAGGAGGGTTCGTGCCACCTACCCTCCCCTCGCTACGTGCCGCTGTAGAACCGCCAGTTCAGGACGATGCAGCCGACGCCTAGGGCGGCCACTCCCGCTGCTACTCCAAGGAGCAACATGGCGGATCCCGACAACAGAATAACCCCAGCCGTGTCAAGCACAACCGGCATAGCCCTATTCAATCCCTGCAACCACCTGCGCACAGGCACCTTCCTCGTCATCCAAGCCACCTCACCCTGGTCCGAGCGCCGTTGTAGAAAGCCAACAAAAGCGCGTCCGCGTTGTCCGGCGACCTCCCTAGCCGCTTGCGAATCTCGTCCTTCGGCTCCACCTGAATCCGGCCCGCCGCGTCCACCAGCCACAGCGGCTCCAGCAGCTGCGCCACCGTCGTGTCCGCGTTCTCCATCCCTGACAGATCCCAGCCCTGCCGCTCCGACAGGCCGCGGGCGAGCACCCACCACAGCTCCGCGCGCAAGTTCTTGTACTTGTCAGGGGCGCTGGACTTCTCGCCGACGTTGACGCCGACGATCCGCGCCGCGTGCTTGCCCTGCGAGGCAAGGTTTCGCAGCTCTCCGATCACGCCGAAACCGACGCCGATCGAGTCGACCTTGACCGCGGTGGCTCCGGACTCCTTGATCGCGGCCACGACCATGGGCGCGATCCTCTCGGGCCGGTCCGTGTGCGCCCGCCACTCCCGGCCAGCGTGCCGGCCGCGGCGTTCGCGGATGACGGTCTCATCTCCGCCGCCGCCGACGTCCACGCCCAGCTCTACGGGCAGGAGTTCCTCGGCGGTGAGCTTGCGTTCGGGGTCGATGCGGCAGCGCGCCACATCGCTCGCACGCACGACCTTGTTCGGGGCGTCCTCGGAGAACTCGCCGAGCACCTTGGACTTGTAGAGGGGGTTGTCCTCGCCCCACTCCTGGGCTTTCTCCTCCACCCACTCCCGGCCCACCAACGCTTGGGCGACGTCGTCGGGGACTTCCTCGCCGGTCAGGTTCGGGGACTCGAAGGCGCTGATGCCGATGACGTGCCAGTTCGAGCCGGGCTGACACACCTTGCGGAAGTGCGAGGCCGGGTTGTCGGGGTTACCGATCGCGAGGATCCGGCAGTCCGCGTTCGTCGTCAGCGCGTCAGCCGCCACCCACAGCTGCTCCGGGATGCCGCACGCCTCATCGAGGATGACGAGAACGTAGCGGGCGTGGATGCCCTGGAACGCGGACTCGTCGTGGTCGGCGGGCTTCCGGCCGAACGCCACCAGTTCGTCGTCGATGTGCCACTCGGTCTGATTCACCCGGCCGGCGAGCTTGCCGCGGCGGTGGGTGCGGCGAATGTACCGCCACAGGATGGCCCGGACCTGCGCGAACGTTGGGGCGCTGGTGACGACGAACGCCTCGCCGGGCGGGTGCGTGTCGAGCCACCAGGCGGCGACCAGGCTGGCGGTGTGGGACTTGCCGACGCCGTGGCAGGAGCGGACGGCGGTGCGCCGGTTGTCGCGGATCGACAGCATGATCTCTCGCTGCTTCGACCACACCACCTGCTTGAGGCGCTCCTGTACCCAGCCGACTGGGTTGCGTGCGTACAGCGCGGTCCGCTCGCGCAGGCCCCGCTTGTCGGCCTGGCGTTGCAGCTGCGCGTGGATGTGCTTGAGGGCTTTCGTGTCGCCGGCGCGCACGAGCCTCGCGACTTGGTCGCGGATGTCGTCACGCGTCGGAGTCGTCATCAGGGGCGAGGTTGTCGAGGAGGCGGTTGATGTCGCGGCCGAGCTGTTCGGCGTCGACGCTCACGCGGGACGGCTCGTCGGTGCCGTCCATGCGGCGCCACGACTCGTTGACCTTGCGAAGCTGTTCGATGGCCTGAAGGCGCGGGTTGTCGTCACGGAGGGGTTCGCCGTCGAGTTCGATGACCCTGCCGTTGGAGACGACGACGTGCCGGCTTTCGAGGATCTCCATGGCGGAGTCCCACAGGAATTGGAGTTCGGCGTCGCGGCGCTTTCGGACGTTGCGGGCGGGGGCTGCGGCGTCGCGGTAGCCGCGGTGGACGGCTTCGAAGGCGGTGCTTCTGTCGGCCCAGCCGAAGTGGGTGGCGATCTGCTGGTAGGTCCAGCCTTCGTCGCCGTAGAGGCGGGCGCATTCGGCGTCGCGGGCGACGGTTTCGAGGCTGCGGACGTAGCGGCCTGTGCTTTTGGAGCGGCGGTTCTGGTTGGGGTTGGCCATGTTGCTCCGCCTCTCCCTACTGGTGGTTGGTGTTCACGTCTCCTGATGATAGGCGGGTTGGCTATCGCGTACCGTGATGGGCGGTGGCATGGTGGTGGCCCCCTCCCGGACGTGGGAGGGGGCCACAGTGCTGCCGGGGGTCAGTCGTCGTAGTCGCTGTAGTCCTTAATGGACGGCGGGCGTTCGATCAGAGCGGGCGCGTGGGGATCGTCGGGTGCGGCCCACACCATGCGCACCGTGCACCCGTCCGCACCGGAGACGATCTCCGGCATGTAGCGCGGCACATCAGCAGGCCAGGAGTCCGGCCACGCCCCGACCATCCCGCCCGCCTCATTGGGCATCTGGTTCGCGGGCGGCCAGAACGCTTTCGGCTCCCACCGGGTTTGGCCGTCCCACAGGCCGCCGATGTAGGTGATCT